ATTCTTCGTCGCATCATTCACCCTCCACAGAAACATATTAGTTGCTTCTGCTTTGCTGGGCATTTCGATAACTCTTGCATCAAAACTAGCAATACGATCTTCAAACGGAGACCAACCACGAAGACAATGGTTGAACTTCGCTGCCGCCATAGATGCCAGAACGCTAGTCATCTTGTGGATTTTACCACTGAAAAAAATGTCGCTCTCATAGGATTCTGCATACCAAACGAGGCTAATTTCGTCCGATTGAACATATCCACATGTAGCGTGTGTCTCCTTGACCAGATACTTAGTAGTATCGATCATGGCTTGAGACATCTTGGGATCGAACGGGCGTTCCATACCTTTAGTAAGCTTGGAAAAGCTCCTACCATCAATTCGAGCATAGATAGGCACTCTCGGAAGAAACTTTCTGGAAGTTTCTCTCGATTCGAGTCCCTTCATTCTATCGCCAAGGTCATCTTTCATAGTTTAATCCTCCAATGTAAGCACATATTAGCGGAATATCCAATAAAAGCAAGCAAACTGTAAAAAGAAAAAATATACTGGTGATGTATTACGTTATAAACTGCGTTTATAAGCGAGGCGATAGCAACGATTAATGAAAAAATCACCACCGCAAATTTAATTCTAGCAATAATTTTAATGCGCCGCCGCCGGGAAACCATTTCATCATAAAGATATTGTTTCTCCATACCGGGATGATATGGAGCCATATCATAACACCTTATTCAATAGTTTTTCTCTGGACAATCGGAATCCAGATTCGGCCCATTCGCATTTCATCATTGCATATTTTTCAGAATCAACTTCTGTTTCTGAAATAGGAAATACAGGAATATTCCATTTTTCTATTTTTTTCTTTTCATCAGTAAATTCCATCAAATCCAAAGCTTCAATCACCCATTTTTTTGGATAATTGTGTGCGGCTATCTTGCTTTTCAGTCTGGGTAAAGATGGGCCATTTGATATTACATCATAAATTATTCTGGCTCTCGATTTTTGACGAGAAGTCCATTCAAATTTTTTCATCATTTTTTCAAGAACTTCGTCTCCTTCGCCAAGCGAATAATGGAGATATTTTACAAAAGAGTCGTGCGGATTTTGATGCTTGAAATCAGAAACATCCCCATAGTAATCTCCCGAGGAAATACCAATTTCCCACAAGATATCAATTCCGCGCAAATCTCCTATGATTGCTTCCGAGTGTTTGGAGATCAAACATTTCGACAACTCATTCCACAGTCTCCAACCAGAGACATCTCCAAGTAGATGGACATTTTTAACAATCACGTCATAGGAATCACTGTCAGATTCTTCATATTTTCTGAATGTATGATCAAACCTGAAAAAGCGAATCATCCTCAATGGGTCTTCGGTAATTCGATCAATCGGGTTTCCGACAAAACGGACTATCCCATTTCCCAAATCGTGTTGACCATTAAATGGATCAATGATGTTTCCATTAAAATCCATAGCCATGGCATTGATGGTGAAATCACGATGTGCAAGATCATCTTCTATATTAGAAGTATATATAATTTTCCCATTTACATAATGGTGACTGGAAGTTATCTCAAATCTTTCATTTTCTATTTCAATCACGAAGGTGCCATGATTGATACCCATGGGAAAGTTTTTGATACCAGCATCGGTAAATAATTTCATCGCAGTTTCAGGGTCTGCGCTCGTTACCAAATCATAATCATTTGGTGTTTTATCACACAAATAATCACGGACAGCCCCACCTACCAACCAGCATTTATGGTTGGCCGAAGTCAAAACCTCATTAATTTTGACTATTTTATCGTTAGTTTTTAAGAAGTTCATCTGCGACCGCTTCTTTATGTTCACCATCTATATAGCGGACGCTTACGCCCGCCTCATCAAACATTTCCCGAGCAACTTTGAAACCTTCACCGAAAGTGGGGTCGTTCCAGTTGGGTTCTACGGTAATGACTTCAATAATACCAGATTGAATGATGCCTCTGGCACAATCCACGCAAGGATACATAGTCTGATACATCTTCGCGCCTTTTGTCGCTCTACCTGCTTTGGCTGCATTATATAACGCATTTCTTTCCGCATGTTCTGACCAAAGATATTTGGCGGGACGTTGATGGCGTTCTTCAATGTCATCATTGATTTTACGAGGAAATCCGTTCCATCCGCTTACAACTTCCATATCATCCATAACAATGACCGCACCTACTTTTCGGCTACGATCCTTGCTACGCGAAGCCTTCAATTGGGCTTCGTCCATCCAAATCTTATCCCACTTATTCATTTCCAAGTCCCATCTTCAATTCTGCGTTTATAATGAACTAATGCACATTCTGGCGAACATAGAGTACCCTCATCAGAAAAATATGCAGGTCCATATTCAATGTTTCCGCTATAATATTGGAAGCCAGAGTCAGTAAAACGCTTGTTACACTCTACGCAGCGCAATTGTTCTAGATCAATATTGTTATTTTGCAAAATCGTTGACAATTTTGTTGAAAACATTTTCGTACTCTTCATCCCAAATACGCTGGGGTTCGGTATCGCCCCATACTGGATTTTGGATATGCCAATCGGAAAATTCGCTCAATTCGCAAAACCCCGATACGGAATATCCGGTCATTCTAAATTCACAATATTCTCTCTTGTCAAATTTACCATTTATAAATGCGATATGCAACGTGTTAAGATTTAACATTTGCGTGTGCATTTGTCTTGGATTCAGATGATCTATCAAATTACCTTTCGCGTCATGCTCAAGCATATATTCATAAACGGAATTACTCGGAAATCTTTGAGTTCCATTTTCATCTATGATTGTTTTATAGATTTTTCCTTCAATAAGCACATCGACCGTATCGCCGGTTGCCAATTTATCGGTGTCTATTTTATCAGTAAGAGAATAGTGCATTGTTATCTCCATAGAAGATTATATTCTCATAAACCAAAAAAATATGCAAATCATAAAAAAATAGCCGCCCCGTGAGGAGCGGCTATTCTTCTTATTTTTCTATAGATTAGCTATTTGGTGATGCCGAAGTTGGAACAGCAAAATTGCCGCTGTACAAGCCCGTGCCATTAATAATACGAGCTTCGTCAATCCAACCGTTGAGCGCCGAAGTATTTTCATATCCTAGATATAATCCACCAGAATAACATACGTAGCTCAATGAATCTGAGTATGTCGAACCAGTTTGAACACCATTAACGAACATTCTGGTTTGACCAGCCACTCTTGATACGGCAACATGAATCCACTGATTCAATGGAAGCGCGTTATCGCTTGTTATCAAATTAGTTTCTGATTGAGCCTCAAACCAATTTAATTTACCATCACCACCACCAATATACCAAGTTGGTGCATGTGCAGAACCATTCAAGTTTGCGGAAGGTCCACGGAACTCCATAATGGCTGGTCCACCACCATAATTGTAGTCATTTAAGTAAATCCATGCTTCAACAGTGAAATCATTTGTTCCAAAGCTTAAGACATCGCCGGTATTTTGAACACCAATATAACCACCACTTCCGATGAATACAGATGCATTGCCAAATTTATATTTGCTTGTATCAACATGTGCTCCACCACCTAAACCAACGGTGAGATTATGCGAAGAATAATCTTTGAAGGTTTCATTGTCGTTATGGAGCAACAATGCAACTTGAGAGAATGGAACAATTGGTAATGTTGCATAGGTTACATATGGAGTATTTGATGACCAAGTAGCACTATTATTTGTTATCGAGAAAGTATTAGAACTTGAATCAGCAATGTTACCATCTCCAACAAAATCAATCAACAATGCTGTATTTGCATCAGGAGCTAACGCAGAGGTTGGTAAAGCAAATCCTGTAGTATATTCTGCTTTATTTGCAATTCGTACATTGGTCATGTATGCATTTACGTTGTAATAAGATGGATTTGCTGGGTTTGCACCAATATATGCCGCATAATCACCTTCTTGTGAAATAGTTCCATACATATTGTGTGGGGAACCAAATACTGAACCATTGATATAAACAGTAACAGTACCACTACTTCTTACAACTGCAAGATGGAACCATGAACCTGCGCTTTGTCCATGATTTCCAAAACTTATGCTTTGTCCATTTATGGTTACGCGAATACCTTGACCATTACCATCAAAGTCAACTAATAAAGCAGTACCTTGATTACTTGGACCTCTATAAGCGTAAATGGCAGAATATCCAGTTTGTGTTGCATTTTTCAAATTCAACCAAGTCTCAACTGTAAAATCTCCAGTTCCAAAATCAAATTTCGAATCTTTGGCAACCGTCAAATACTGCCCAGAACCACTCATTGAGACACTACCATTTGTAAATGGATTATTTGATACCCATGTGGTTCCATAATTTGTGAATGACGCAATCGTTGAACTACTATCAGCTAAAGTATTCCCCGATGTCAATGCATTCAACAACAAGGTCGTATTGTTAACAGCAGTCAATGGTGTAGTTGGTGGCGTGAAGTTTGCATTATAAAGCGATGTTCCACTTACGATACGGAAATCGTACAATAAACCATTGAAGTAGTTACCTGAACCATCCTGACCCAAATAACTTGTACCAGTTGGGAAGTTATTTGATGATGTTGCAGTTCCAACTTGAGTACCGTTGTAGAACATACGCATCGTTGTTCCCTGACGCGAGAATGCGACATGGGTCCAAGTATTCACTGGCGGCAATGTGGCATAATCGATAATATCGGCTACGTTTGATGCACGGATAGTGAAGCCGGTGCCGCTGCCCGTATTTTTACCAATCCACAAACCGTTATTAACGTTGGTATTCCAGATGGCTGCGTATGTTCCAGACCAAGCAGTAGTATTTGGATAAATCCAGAATTCTACAGTAAAATCACCCATTCCAAATGCTGCTACCGATGAAGCTGTGGTTGCATATTTACTTGAACCATCAAATGATAAGCTTCCACCAATGAATGGATTATATCCCGCCCAAGTAGCCCCATGGTTTGTAACAGTGAAGTTATTTGAACTTGAATCAACAAGTAGATTTGCGTTCGATTTGAAATCTAACAACAATGCAGTATTAGTAATAGCCGTCAATGGTAACGCTGGTGGCACAAAGTTGCTGGTATAAACAGCAGTTCCATTTACAAAGCGAACATCTGTGATTTTTCCGGGGAAAAACTGCGTTGAGTTTGGTCCACCAACATAGAATGGCTGAGAACCCGAAGACCATACATTTGCTGTTCCCGATCCAACAGAAACACCATCAACATATAATGTTGTTGTCGATCCATTTTTTACCGCAGCGACGTGATGCCAAGTATTACCAGATAATGCGTTCGTAGATGATCTAATTTCGGTTTGTCCGTTCAGACCGATATTCAAACAACCCGGAGCACCAGAAGTTGATCCGTAAGCATACATGAAACTAGCATTATCGTTATTAGCTGACCCCATGATGTAGTTGACTTGTTGGTCAAATCTATCAAAATAAATCCAAGCCTCCCATGTAGCATCACCGCTGACACCAAAGCTCGAACTACTTGCAACACTTAAATAATTGTTGCTTCCATTAAATTGAGCACTGCCACCATAATTTATGGCAACAGAGCAAGTAAACTCTCTATCGGCGTATTTTCCGTTATTTGTAGCACGAATTGTGAAATCGTAGCTTGCTGCTACAAATGATAACGTACCAGAAATAGCTCCAGTATTTGCATCCAAAGATGTTCCGGCTGGCAATGAACCTGCACTTACAGAATATGTAGTTGGTCCAACTGGATCAGTTACAGAAACATTGGCAGTGAAACTGAAAGCGTCACCTGCGTTAAACGAACCAAGGCTTCCAGCCGCTGGGCTTGTCCATGCTACTGAAGTAAATGGATTTGCAGATGACCAAGCAACCGAACCATTATTAGTCAATGAGAAATGATATCCACCTTCATCATTCAACAATGCTGTTTCTGATGTCATATTGATCAAGAAAGTAGTATTCAATACAGCAGTCAAAGGAGTTGTATCTGGAGTAAAGTCTGATGTATAAACAGCGCGACCATTAACCATGCGAACATTGGTGATATAACCATCTAGTGACCCACCAGCGATTCCACCAATGTAGAACCCTGAAGCAGAATTTACGTTCCAACATGCACTCGATCCGGAATCAGCAGCCGAACCTACATTGGTTCCGTTCAAATAAATGGTTGTTGTTCCGCTATGGCGTACATATGCCACATGATACCATTGACCGACACTTACTGTGTGTGAAGATGAAGAAATGATTTCGCTAACTCCACCAATACCTAAACCAATAGTTCCGGGTGTTCTAAATGCATGTGCATCGGGTCCGTATATATAGAACATGGTCTTACCACTATCAAAGCTGGCTAACCCAACATCATATCCAGTAAGTGAATTCAAATAGAAGAAAAACTCAACAGTGCAGTCATTTCCACTAATAGCCAAATTGGATGTTGATGGAATACTCAAATAGTTTGATCCATTGAATAGAGCACTACCACCATAAGTGAAGCCAACAGAACATGTGAATTCTCTATCTGCGTACACACCATTGTTTGTAGCACGAATCGTGAAATCATAACTTGCAGTTGTATCAGCTAATACACCAACAATAGCGCCGGTCGCTGAATTCAAACTTGTTCCAGCGGGCAATGAACCAGCAGAAACTGAATATGCAGTCGAGCCACTTGCGTTAGTAACAGATACTGATGCCGAGAAACTGAATACATCTCCTCCAGTGAATGAACCAAGGCTTCCAGCCGCAGGACTTGTCCAAGAAACTAGGGTCACGCCGGTTACTGATGCGCTAAATGCGCGATCTGCGTATTGGCCATTGTTCACCGCTCTAATAGTGAAGCTATAACTACCAGATGTATTATCCAATGTACCAGAAACAACACCAGTTGCGGTATTTAATGATGTTCCAGCAGGTAATGTGCCAGTTTCCACCGAAAACACAGTGCTTCCTACTGCATTAGTTACGGTAATAGTGGGAGTCAAAGTGAAGGAATCCCCACCATTAAAACTACCGACATTGCCCGCAGAAGGGCTGTTCCAAGCAACCACAGTAGGTTGAACCGGAGACGTTCCTACTGTCTTCGGATTAATAACCTTTCCCTTTGGTGCTTTAATGTTTTTATAAATAATCGCCATTTTTATCTCTCTTTAAAATTGGTTGAAATAGCTTTAAGCTATTTTATGCTGTTTATTTATCTAAAATTAATATTAACTATATACTATTTTTTTAAATAACACAAAAAAAAACCGCTCAATTAAGAGCGGCTTTAATTTTCTTTTTATTTGGTATTTTAATTAAATTCTTCACCAGTACTTTTGAGAAGGTAATCGGGCGATACCCACTTACCAATCTTCCGACCATGATTTGGGTGACGACTGCCATCCCGTGCCTTGATAACGATGCCTTCCCGAAGAGTAGAACCCGAAAGGGAATCCTTACCATCTCGGTATTTCACCAGTTCGTTAAGATCATACGGACCCTGATACAGGATAGGGACAACCTTCACACCCAGTTCTTCAGCCAATTCCAACATCTTTCCAAATGGAACAAATTCCCATCCAATTTGAATGTCGAAGGCAGCAAACGACGGCTTGTTATGACCGTAGTTGAAGCCCTTTTGAATTCCGGCACCATAGACTTCACCGAACACCCGAACCGGGGCACCAACCCGATCAGAAAGAGCCTTGATACGATCACCAAAACCTTCATCAATCAGATTGTTCAGATTCTTCACGTAGGTATTGCCCGAGTTAGTCTCGTTGTTCTTCATGACAAGACCTTTGGCCGAGAGACCCTTGGAACCAACATACAAATTGCCATCGAAGAACAGTTCCGAATGATTCAGTCCCGGAACATATCCGATTTGACAATTCGTCCCGTGAAGCTTCTCAGTCGCAACAACTTCCTCACCAACCTCAAAAAGATCGGTAAGAGTTTGAATGCTTTCAAAGTCATACTTCGTGGTCGAACCAAAGATATTGGTCACTTCTCCCGCAAGAGCAATAGGGACCGGAGGCTCATACTTGGTGATGCCAAGGAATTCAGCCACGTCGTCGCCATTTTGGACAAACCGATAAGTACCGTCTTGTCCTTGCAGTGTCCAAGATACACTTCCCGAATCATATTCTACAGGAAAAAGGATGCCCTGAGAGAAAATGTCCCGAAGCTTCTTGGCTTTGACGCGATCACCCTTGGACCCGGCCAAAATGCCCTTGCCCTTTTCTTCATCCCAGAAACCGGGCTTCAGAAGATATTCGGGCACGACTGCGCCTTCCGGAACATAGACAACCAGATCGCCAACCTTGTAGCGATGCGAACCATCCTCCAACTTGGCGGAAATGCAAAGATATCCACCAATCCTAACAATGCTCAACCGATCCGCATTAGGATGATTTTCAACGGGTTCCGTGATTTGAACAACACGAACTGCAAAATCAGACATATTTTTCTCCTTACTTCAATAAGTAGAGAATATCATATTTCGCAATGTTGTCAAATCTTGATCTAATTAATATGCCAATTAATATGAGTCGAAATGATAGAAGATATTGTTTGAACACCCATATTAGCATCGATTGGAATTACATTTCCCCATTCTCGACAATATTCCAAAACTGGGAGAGTATTTTTTTCGTATTCATCCAAACGAATAGAAAATGCTTCTGGATTATCGTCACTTCGGCCTTCTTCAATGAAACGCTTTGTAATTCTACCAATCAAAGATTCTCTTTCAATTTCAAAACTTATAACCAAATCCAATCGCTGGCCGAGTTCGCCAAAAAGTGTTCCAAGATATTTTACTTGTTCGATAGTTCGAGGATATCCATCAAAAACATTATTTTTTGTCAAAGAAATGTTGTTACGAATAAGTCGATTAACAATTTCATCTGAAACATAATGCCCATTTGAAATAATGGTATCAATTTCTTTTCCAAAATTTGATCCTGATTTTATTTCGGCGCGAAGCATATCGCCCGTAGACAAATGAACCATTCCTTGTCTAGCGAGAATTTTTGCTTGTGTTCCTTTTCCAGAAGCAGGGGGACCAATAAGAAGTATGTTCATTATGTTTCTCCAATTATGTCATTAATTATAACTTAAATTTTTTGTATATCCAATTTCTTTATAAAACTGATAAATAAATGACATATCGTAAAAGGAATTATAATGCATCCCGTCAATAGTTTAAATTTTGGTCCATCTGGAATTAAAGTTCGTTTCAATAATGGATCGTCGGTCGTAGACGGGTGGATTGTGAAGCAACTTTCTTGGTTGAAATTTATAGTAACCGCCGATGGAACAAATAAGTTCATCGTAAAATTTATTTCATCTTCGTCCACTCCACAAGTTGGTGAATTCACTATCATTGCTACGCCATTTGGTGGCGGAACAGAACATGTTAAGCGCATAGATGGACATCATATTGAAACTTACGAAGGAAACCGCTATATTTGGGTAAGTCCCTCAACCACTGCCGTTGCTGGGGACGCCACTTTAGCGCATTATTAAAAATTATGGGTTTAATTTTAAATACTGATTTTTTTGGAAGTGATATCGGGAGAATTTGTATAAAATTCCACGATGGAGAAAACGTGGTTGATGGCTTTATAATAAAGCAAACTGGCTCAAGACGCTTTGTTGTTGCTTCGTTAGATAATGAAGATAAAACATTTGAAGTTAAACTAGCAAAAACCGTGGAAGATGCTTTAAATTTAAAAGAAGGTTTAGCTACTATACTGATATATCCTTTTTTGAATGGTGCTGCAACGGAAATACCAGAACATGCGCATAGAATAGAACAGTTTGTGTGCCACACAGTAGAAGGCCATAGATATTCTTGGAAATTTGCAGATCATATTTTTCCACAAAACCCCGCATGGCGCGAAGGCTCAGCCAATATTGATCAAATACAATAATTTTAATTTAATTAACGATTAATATTGTTAAGTACTCCCAAAATAGTGTAAAAAGGAAGGATAGTTGTGGAGAACATCATGCCTTCTAATTCAAATACGTCTACCAAAGCAAATAAAGTACCAGAAATTGCAATTAAACTTCCAGAGAATCATCTAAACCATGATATCACTCTGAAAACACCCGAACCTGTTATTATTCCTTCAACCTTGACATCTACACCAACACAGCAACGCCCTCATATTTGTATTGCTACGCCGTGCTATGGTGGTCAAGTTTTCCAAAATTATTTCTTGAGCGTTATCAGCCTCATTTACGCCACGCAACAACGCAAGGACATCGATTTATCTTTTATCGTTCGTGGTGGAGATTCGCTCATTACCCGTTCTAGAAATTCTATTGTTGCAGAATTCCTATCTGAACCAAAGTATACGCACCTTCTTTGGATCGATGCGGATATTGGTTTCACTCCAGAAGCCGTATATCGCTTGATTGGAAGCAATCATGAAATCGCTGCTGGTGTTTATCCACTAAAAGCTTTCACTTATCCCGACCAAATCCCAGAACAATCTCGTGAAGATTTGATGTTCCGATATACCACATATCCATTCAATCCAATCGGAGCAACTTTCCGTGTAGAAAATGGTTTTGTGGAAGTTAAAGATGCGCCTACGGGTCTTATGATGATTCAACGTGGAGTCTTTGACAAGATGATTGAAGCATATCCGAAATTACAATACAAGCCTGATCGTCAAGTTGGTCTTGAAAAGCTAGCTCATAAGATTGATCAATACTATTATAATTTCTTTGATACTATCGTTGACGAAGAGGGTCGCTATCTTTCAGAAGATTATGCATTCTGTCGTTTGTGGCAGATGATTGGTGGTAAGGTTTACGCCGATGCCGAATCCAAGTTGACGCACCAAGGAAGTCACCAATATCAGGGCGATTTCTCTCGAATGCTTTCTTATCGATATACCCGATCAGAAGGTTAATAACACAAAAACAGAATTTGGCGGTGTTCTATTGACGGACACCGCCTTTTTTGTATTATAAATTATGCCAAAAATCCATCGTTGCCGTTCTTTAAACGAAACAGATTTTTTAGCAATCCGTGGAACGGAATTGCACGCAAAAATGATTAGAAATCAAATTCAGATAGATTTTGATTATGGCGAACGTACTTTTGCCCACGATAAAATCTACAAATGGATAGAAAAATTTTCAATTGATAAAAATTCAATTTTTTTTATAAAGGCGAACCACAATTCAACTATATTTCAAATTTATTTGGAAGAAGAATTTGATGATGTTTATCTAAAACTTATTGAAAGCGAAATATAAAAAGAGCCTCCGAAGACGACTAATCGTCGGAGGCTCTTCATTAATCAACACAAGGAGCACGTGTTTTTAAATGATCCCGACCGTCTTGGTCAGTTCCGATAGAATTGTCCAAATGGGTTCTATCGACCTTCAAACTCTATCAAAATCGTATTTTCGGGTCAAGATATTTTTTGGTTAACTTTGTTTTAGTGCGACTTATAAATCCAAACTCCAATATCCCGGAGAATACTCGCCATCTAACGCAATTACCCAGTCTTCTCCGTTCCATCTAAGTTGTTTTCCAGTATGTTTGTTTAAAACATATTGCTGTGAGCTACCAACTGCCGAAAAATCTACGGTCCATGCGCCATTTGTGAACATTATTATATCACCATATCTAGCAGCTATTTGGCCCCAAGCAACACTTGGTCCCAAGTCATGCAAGATTAAGTATCTTGTACCTTCTATTGGATCGGGCAAACCTCCACTAGTTGGAAAATTATTTAATGGATTAATAACTGCATCTACCGCAGTGAGAGTATTGGCTGGTAGACTAGTTGGGTCAATTTGCCATGATAATTGAGAAGGATTGCTTGGATTAAGTTGTATTGTTCCAAAAACACTCGGCCCTTCTATATTTTCTGAAGTTTTTAATGCAAGACGACTTACCGCTGGTCTCATCTCGCCATATTGATTCAATAAATCTTTCCAAATATATGGATTGCCATTATCATCCAAAATTCTACCTTTTTCGCCCAACAATGTTATAACATTCCCATTAACATGAATAAAATTCATACCCGGAGTAATAATTCTTTGTGTAAATCTTGCTCCAGCATATGTAGTATCACTTATAACATCCAATAATGGTGCAGTATCCGTAATATTAGCAATAATTTGATCAATAATGGTTTGTTTAGTTAAACTTGCTGGTGGAGAAAGCCAAATAGGAATTTCTAACAAAAAAGACATAATATCAATTTCACTATCGGAACCAACTGGTATATTTCTCGAAGAATGTGTGATTTCTTTGATATAAACAGTTGTCAATGCAGTCCAATCTAATGCATTTTGACTATTTTGTATGTCAAAACTTGGACACATTATAGTTAGTATTTGTTCTTCAAGTTGATATTTTTGATCAGTATTTGAAGTCCACAAATCGACTTTAATATGCATTGTAAAAGGAATAGGCATCAATCGTTGAACTGTATATCCTTGTCCTCGATCTGCCGTATACTTTCCTGTAATTGGATCAATAGCTCGCTCAACTACTTGCAAAGTATCGACATGATTTCTATTTTGCAATCTATCTTGGTCAAAAGTTATATTAGTTTGCCAAATTGTTATCATTGGCACAGTCAATAATGTGTTTACAGATTGATTTCTAATTATGTTGGCAACCATGCTATTGGTAGAAGCCATTCTACATGGAACCGTCATTAATGTTGGTGGATTACCATTGCTAGCACCCGCCATATATTGAAATCCAGAGAAAGCTCTAACTACTTGCTCTAAAAATCTTACTTGTTGACGATCATAAAAGTATTCTAAACTTTGAATAGCCATTTTAACCCACCTTATTATGTTGTATTTATTGTCATAATAATATTGACCAAATAATAAAGATAGATCATTATTATAAAATGCGCAAGAAATCAAAATCTAATCAAACAAATCAAAGAAGTACTAAAGCAACATCTTTTCCAAAAAACAAAGGGTTGCCAAAATCAATGACAGTTAGATTCTCTAAAGCATCTAATAATCCAAATAACGGATCATTATGTGTCCCTACGTCTTCTTATAATAAAAAGGCGAAATCAGGAGATGGAAATTATTACGCGCTTGTTATTCAAAGATCAGACAGAGAATGGAACTTTGTTACTGTAAATGATGGATATTTAGATATTTCCTATAAGCCATCGGTCTTTGATAAATGTGAGGCAGAAAAATTATTGGAATTATGGGAAAGAGTCGTCATCAATAATGCCATACCATGGAACGATAATGTAATTCCAGAAACCATGCGAATAATTAGTTATAAATTAGTTGTTGACGACCAAACCCTAAATCTTTTTCAAGAAGTTAAAAATGAAAACCCACAACAAGTTCTTGCAAAAAGCGCATTAGCTAAACTCACCGATGCTGAAGCTCGCGCATTAAACTTGGAACATCAAGTTGCAAAAACTCGTCTCTTTTTCAATCCGAATTTTGATAATTATGACCGTCAATTACTTCGGGATTTATCAGATTTGAATGGAATTGTAGAAATCAACGAACACCTAAAAAATCTTAGTGAGAATTAAGGCGTAAGGAATAGGGCTTCTTCGGCTTTTCTTCGGCGGAGAAGCCCTTCCATTACAACGCCATTGGCCTTATCATATAATAAAAAGTGTGGGGCTGCTTCGGCGTATTTCTTTTGATTAATTAATGCCAAAAGATTGTGGCCTAAGAAATTATTCAATCCGATGTTGAATACCAACGATACTAAAGCAGAAAATTGATTTGAAGTTAGAGGAACTTTGACTGCATTAGTAACTGCTTGCTCAACATGCAATAAATCATCTATTAATCTTTGATCTGCTTGTGCCTGTGTAATTACCATTCCTTGGGTTACACCTTTGGTGCTACCATAACCAATAGTCCAAGGAAGATGCCCCGTTCCGGGATCAGGATATGCAACTAATTTGCAACTTTCAAATGATTTAATAATGTTTAGACCGGCTTGATTGATTTGCATAGCAATAAACTCCTATTTAAAGTATTTATTGCCCTTTTATTTTTTTCCACTTATCAATCAGAAAAACAAGAAAATCTTTTAAT